TGCGCAAGGCGACCGGCGGCGTAGCTCGTGGAAAGATTGGTCGTGTAGATAACCCTGGTGCGCCAGTTGAACTCGCCCCGGTAGTCCCAGCCGTTGCGCTCGACGATTCGGGCAAAGTCCTTGCGGAAGGACTGAATGCTTCCGCCCTCGGCAATAACCCTGTCGACCGCTGCGGCCAGGTCGGACAGCAGGTCCGCCTTTGCGGCCCCGGCCACCATGAACCCCTGATCGTGCCGCCCCTTCCAGACGTCGTCCCACTTGGCGGACGGCATCATTTTGCCGAGCTTGGCCCGGAAAAAGGCGACCTGCTCCGGAAACGGGCGCTTGAGTACGCCCGCCACCTTCGGGTCAGCTGCGGCCGGATCAGACATCAGACTCCCTCTCCACGTCGTAGCGCCCCGCCAGCTCGGCGGCGGCGAATCCCATGGCCATCACTTCGGCCAGATCTCCATCGGGCAGATCGGCGTAGCTTGCGAGCAGCGACTCCCGAAGCGTCGGAAGGTCCGGAGCGTCCTCGACCAGCTTGCCGATGTGCTCCAGAATGGTCGCCCACCCTGGCTCGGCATCCGCAGCCATCCTTTCGGCCTGGGGGGATATGGGGGTCACATCCTCTCCGGAAGCCTCCTGGGCGTGTGCGGCGGTAGCCTTGCGGGAGTGCTTGTCTTTGTCTTGCTCTGTTTGTTTGAGATTTTCCGGCGCGGATACAGCACCCAAAAGAGGCTCGTCGCCTTCCGCTTCGGGGATGCCCCACTTCTCACGCACCCAGCGCTCCGGCACCTTGGCACCGAGGGGGACAATCTTGGACAGCTGGCCCGCAAGCGCCACCATGTCCTCGGGCTCTTCAACGAACAGTTCCACGTGAGGAAGGGGCGCATCTCCAAGGTTCAAGCGCACGATGGGGCCGATAAGACCCCGGCGGAGCGTCGCAGACAAAGAACGTGCGTCGGCGCGCAAGAGGTCACTGCGAACCTCGTTGTGGACCGTGGCCTGGGCAAGGCTGCCGCTGGAACCCTGGTCTGTCGTCAGCGTCTGTCCCAAAACGGCCTTGCTCACCTGGCGGTCCAGATATTCGATCAGGCGCTGGTACAGGTCCGCGCTGGCCGTCTTGGCCGTCGACTCCTGAAATTCGATCTTGAGGCTGTCGGGAATAACGGCGGCGGCATCGGAGCCGACATCCATCACCGCCCGGCGAAGCACGTCAATATCCTGCTGGGTGGCCGAGGCGTCGTATTTGCCCAGGCGCAGCGGCTGGCCGTACAGCTCGGCGAATGCCGCCCAATCGCGCAGGGCATAACTCTTGAACACCCACGCCCACAGCGCCGAACGGGCGAGGCCGCCCATGATCGGAATGCCCGCCAGAATCCTCGGAGCATGGCAGATAAACTTGTACTCCGGCAGCTCCTGGCCATCCGGCGACCCGTCGTACAGACGCAGATGGCGGCCGGTCTCCCGGTCGAACTGGAACCAGTGCGGCTCGCGGATCAGCGCGTCCTGGGGCAACCACCGGCCGCCCTGGGTGGACCAGAGAATCTCCGCAACGGCATACCCCTTGGACAGCGCGTCAAGCAGTCCCACCAGCAGGGCGGGGATGTCCAGCCTCTCCAGCGCGTCTTGGACAAGCTCCGCAGCCTTCTCGGCGGCGGGCGTCTCGTCGGCTGGAGAAACGGACAGCGGCAACCCTGCGGCGGCCAGCTTGCGGGTCTGCAACACCGAACGGTAGTGCAGGTCTTTCTCTTCAATGTCTGCGGCGGCCAGCAGATACTCCTTGGCGTCGCCAAGGCTCGCCCTGCGCAAAATGTCAACCACGTGCGCCGGGGTGAGCGAGGCCATGGGCCGCAAGGTCCACGCCTGCCGTATGCCGGTCAACCCGGCCGAGGCCACCTCGGACTTCAGTGTCTTCTTATCTACTACCATCGTTCATTATCCTCGCTTCCGCGCCAGGTTCTCCGGCTGACCGTTTCATAGGCATATACAGGTGACGGCTCCACGGCCGCCGAGACGGCCAGAGCCAAGGCCCAGAATCTGTCCGCGTGGCTTCTGCCGCTTTCCGTGGTCCGCTCGGCGATCAGTCTCGGCGCTCCGGTCGGGCTGGCTTCGCGCTTGACGGAATGCAGGTCCGACCGCAACTCGGGCCGGGGCGGAATCCGCAGCGAGCGATCCTCCATGCGCTCCTTGAGCGCGGTGGCCATGTCGAGCTTGCGCACTGCGGAGAACAGGACGCCTTCGACACGGTACTGGCCATGGCGACGCTTTGCCTCTTCGACGGGCATCTCGCCGAGACCCGTCTGGTCGAGCGCGGCGCGGGAGACCCGGTATTCCTTCATGATCCTGTCCAGGGCGGACAGCTGCTCGGCAAAGGACGTCCGGCGCATTTCGACCAGCTCCCGCAGCCAAAGGACATCTCCGACCATCTCCAGCACGGCGATGACGGTCAGGTCGCCGCGAGCCGCAAAGTCCATCCCCACAAAGCAATGGCCGCCGGAGTACTTTGCGGGAATCCCCGCCTCCTCGTCCTCGCAGCTGCCGACCAGCTCATAAGGGAGCCAGGCCGAGGCCGCGTCGACGAACTGGCACTCGAACTCCTGCGCCCAGGCTTCCGGGTCGGACATGCCCCGTCGCAGCTCTTCGACGTCTCGCGGGAGCCCGTCGGCGACGGCGTCGTAGATGGTCACAATGTGCCGGGAGAAGACCGACTCGGGATCGGTCATGATCTCGTGAAATTTGTCTCCGACTCCGCCGGGCGTGGATATGACGCGCAGCTTGAGGTCGGGGCGGGATATGACGGGGAAGAGGGCCTTCCATATCGCCCGGTTGTCCTTATGGTGGGCAAACTCGTCAAGAATGAGGTTTTCCGTCATACCTCGCGCGGTGTCGGGGTTCGCGGCCACGCACCGTATGCGGCTCCCCTTGGGAAGCCTAACCTCGAAGGCCAGCTCGTTCGCGGCGAAGGGGACGGCCAACGCTTCGAAACCGGCCTTGAACGCGCGCAGGTGGAGCTTCACGCCGTTGTCCATGGCGTCCAGGGCGCGGGCCTGGCTGACGGACAGAATGGTCCATCGGCGAGACTTGCCCTGCGTCTCCGCGTCAAGGCAGTCCAGAACGGCCTCCAGGGTGGTCGTGAATGTCTTGCCGGTCTGACGGCTCCACATGCCCGACTTAAACCTGGAGGTGTCGTTCAGGTATCTGCGCTGGTACGGATAAAGGACTGATTCGCTCATTCTTTCGGCCTGATTAAAAGTTCAACGTAGCGCTTGCGGGCTGCATTGTTTATACCCCTCCAGCGCTCTCGCTCCACGATCTCGCAATCCGCATACAGCTCCCTGATCAGCGGATGGTCCCCGTAGGTCAAAATCCAGCTACCCTTAACAGTACGCAGGCGCTCCCGAAGCTCGGCATGGTCTATGCCGCCGCTCGCGTACAGCTTCTGGTCGCCGTCCGCGTAGGGAGGGTCCAGGAAAAAGACTACCCCCCCCCCCCCCGAAGGGGCGTGGTCATAAAGGTCGATCAGCCGCCGCCAGTCGAGGCATTCTATCGACACCCGAGCCAGGCGATCGGATACGGCCATGATGTTCTTGATCAGCGTGTCCCGCGATGCGGCAGCGCACGACCTGGACACATGGAAGCCACGACCGGCCAGCCCGGCAAAGCCGGTCCACCGTGCAGCGATCCACCGCGCGGCGCGCTGAATGTCCGTCTCGCCCGGAGACTCCAGCCAGTGCAGGCGCTCGGAACGGGAAAAGAGGCAGTACCGAAGCTCCTTGGAAAGCTCGTCGGGATGATGCCGTGCGACGCGGAAGACCGTCACCAGCCCCTCGTCGACGTCGTTGTACACCTCGACAGGAGAGGGCTCTTTCGCCAGGAGCACGGCCCCCATGCCACCAAAGACCTCCACATAACAACGATGCGGCGGAAGCATGGCGGCAATGTCTTTTGCCAGCCACCTCTTTCCGCCGGGATATTTCATAATGGGCTTTACATTAGCTGCCATACAGCTCTTCCTTGATGCGATTGAATGTGTATGCGTCGTAACGAGCATCGTCCTGCATGGCCTCTTCGATCTTGGCCAGCTTGTCGGCCACCTCGTCCTGCCAGCGCTTTTGAACCACAGACGCTCTGGAAACCTCCGCGATAGCCTTGGCGGCCTGGGAGAGCAGCTTGACACGCGCTCCGGCGTCGGACTCTTCCTCGGCCTCCTGCAGCGACACCATCGCATCGAACAGTTCCGACTGGACCAGACTGATAACAGCTGCGGACCTGAGGTCCGCCTGATCCGGCGCGCTCTCCGCAATGAGCTTCGCGGCTTCCGTACTCGCCTTGATGGCCGAGAGCTTTCGTTCCAGCTTCTTTCCGTAGCGATGCACGGCGGAGCGGGAGGGAGCGGCCTCGTCGGGAAACTTGTCCTGCAGGTCTGCGATCAGCTCGTCGAGCGTCAATCTGCCCTCGACGATCCGCCGCTCCAGATAGGACCGTATCTCCGGTGAAAGCTGCTGGACTGTGGATTTCCTTGCCATGCCGCTTACCACTTGGGAGGTCTTGCGACGCCTGCGGGACACGGCGCGCGGTGGTCCACCACGTCCTCACCGTCGGCGGTCAGCTCGGCTTTCCAGACAGGCCCCTTGCTGATCGTCAGCAACCCGCGCTTTTCCAGACTTGCAAGCTCCTGCCGGACCAGGTCGGGAGTCACCGCCAGCGGGACGTCCTGGGCGGTCCTCATAAGCACCATTTCCGTGGTGCCATAGGGGCGCGCATGCCACAGCGCATAGAGAAGCACCCAGCGAAGGGTCTCCCGCTCCGCCCTGGCGATATCTACAAACTCATTCATTGTTTCTCCGGGCCATCAGCTCGTAGAGCCGGTCTAGTTTCACGTTCAGGGCCGTGTATTCGCGGATGGAGTCTTCCCTGCGCTGAAAGTTGATGGCCAGCTCGGATCGGCAACACTGCTGCTCGCGTCTGATCTGTGCCAGCTCCTTCGCCTGTTCGGCCTGGCGCTTTTCCATGTCGCTTACCATCTTGGAGACGAGCGCCCGCAGTATGCCCACGAGAAAGCCGCTCCAGGCGACCATAAGTCCTGCTGCGAACAGCAACTGCCTTTCGGTCATTTCCTGCTCCCGCCGCCCTTGAGAATGGTCGTGATCTTTTCCGCCCCGCGAGAGACGAAGTAGAACCCGAAGGCCGCCATGAGCATCTGCTTGAGCATGTCCACGTAGGCCGGGGAAACATCGTGCTGATACAAAGAGAAGCCTGCAAAGATGGTCCATGCAGCCAGCAGATAGATCAGGACGAGAGGCCGCACGTTTTTGGACAGCCAGCTGTCACTGCTCATGTCGGCTTTCAGCCGCTCGGTGAGCTGGTTTTCCATGTCGGCTTGGAAAGACATGGCCTGCGCCACGGCCTGCTGCTGCAGTAGTGCGAGCTTGGCCTCGGCTTCGGCCTTCTGCTCGGGAGTCATGTCCGGAGGGAAGTACCCCTTGATGAGGTCGACCCCGGCAGAGATCAGGTCTCCAACAAAGGGAAGCATCATACCTCCTGGGCGAGAGCGAATATCCGCGTCAGCCAGCCCATGCCGAAGCGGTCGAAGTTTTTCGTCTGGCTGTAGCGCATCGCGCGCAGCGCCATGAACCTGGCCGCGCGCCATTCCGGGTGGGACTTTGCGGCGGCGAGAGTCTTCGGCCCGATCTTGCCGTCCACAGTCGCGCCAACCGCCTCCTGGAGCATCCGCGCGGCAGCGGATACGCCCTGGTTTATGGCGGCGTCAAAGACGTAGAGGGAAAGGGGCCAGGGAAGCTCGTCGCACTTGCAGGCATCCCAATAATCCCGCCTGTAAATCTCGCGCGCGTCAGATTCGGTCAGGGCGCGGATGTCGAGATCGGGATACGAGCGCTGGCAAATGCCCCACTTGGTCAGGCCGCCGGGGTCGCGAGGGTCGTCCGAGACCTTCTCGCCACCCTCGGCAGCCACAATCAAGAGGAACGCGGCATCGAAAATTTGAGGGGGGGGATTGTAATTCTTTTTCATGCCCGCACGATACGGCAATATGCGGCGGGGCGAGCGTAGAAAGCATTCAGCGGGAGCCACAAGACTATGCTTGCGACTCCCGCTGATATAAGGCTTTGGCCTTGGCTTTTTGATACAGAACTTTTCTCGGAAAAGCTATCCCCAGATCACAAGGTCGTTTCGCTCATGACCTTTTCGATACGCCTGCGCTCGCGCTGCGTCAGGCTCCACTCGCTTTTGATCTTCTGGAACTCGGACAAGGCTGCCTCATAGCGCTTGGCCTGCAGTTCCGTTCTGCGCTGCCTGTCGGCATACTGGAGGAGAACCCAAAACGGGTCGACCTCCTCCCCGCACTTTTCACACCTCACGGTATGGGCTTGGTCATTTACGAGCAACCGTGGGTGGTCGCACCGGCGATTCCTTGGTTTCACGGTGTAGGATGTGGCGACGCCTTTCTTGTAGTCGTTAAAATCAACAACCTTACCCACTTCACACTCCTTTCATCACAGAGGCAAGGGCAGCTGGCCAATCTGCTGCGACCTGCCGCCGTCCTTCTTTTCGCCACCGGGAACCCTCGTCAGGGCGCGCCAGATGGTCTTGTCGGTCAGGCTGAACTCGACAGCCAGCATGGCCACGATCGTACGGGCCGACAAACCTTGTTCAGAGAGGTCGTCAAAGCGCTTCTGGATCGACAAGTCCTGCATGGCCGCGACGGCAGCCTGGCAGCGCGGGATATAGAACCCGCGACTGCCACCATAGTGGCGCACGAAAGCTGCGGCGACATCTTCGCCGAGAACCTCGCCAAGCCACTCTATGCGGGCAATACCTGCGGGAATGTCTCCCTTCGGCACGTCCAGGGTGGTTCCGCCGAGCTTCTCCACGACGCGCAAGGCGAAGTCCAGGCCGATATGCTCGGCCAGCTCCCTCACGCTCGCGGGAAGCAGCTCTTCCAGCTTTTGCGCGTGTTCCGTGTTCAGCTTCGGTTCGATCACTTGGACTCCTCTTGCTTTTTCCAGCGTCGTAAGCCGGAGATGATGGCGGTTGCCTGCTTCCTGTTGGCAAAGCGGACATCGTCGACGCCCGCCGTGCGCTTGACAAATCCACGCAGACGCCCGTCATTCAGCCCGTCCTCCCATCCGCGCTCAAAAGCGAGCTGTTCAATCTGGGCGAGCTGCCGAGTGGTCGGCTTCGTCAGGTCTTGCCCGCCGCGCGGAGCCGGATCAGGAACGTAGATGTCCGCGCCCATGTCCTTGAGCTTCCAACACCATCTGGCCAGCTGTGCGTCGCTCATATCCCGGCAGGAACTATGCCCGGTATGCGTTTCCTGAATGGAGCGGCGCATGTCGTCGTCCCATCCAAGCTGGTCCGCAGCCTTGTGTGCTATATGGAGCAGGGTTCGCCTGCGCGGCGTTATCGGCTTCTTTTTCATTTACTGCCTCCATTCGCCCAGAGTTTCAGCCATCCGACAACCTCTTCGGCGTCTTCCGAGCTCAGACCTTTGCGCTTGATGTGGCCACGCCACATCGCAAGCACCGCCGGGT